AGGTACTTTTACCTTAGTTCAGTCAACAAATGAGCAACCTACTGGATTACAAGGAACTTTAACATTAGGTCAACATGTTGAAATACCAGGTCAAATTATTGGGGTATCTGGCTTTCAATTAACAGCCTCAGTAGATGATGTATCCGTATCTGGAATTGGTTCAGTAGATGTAACTGGCCAACAGTTAACATCTAGTATTGGTTCAGTTAATGTTACATCGTGGCAAGAAATAGACCCTGGTGTAAACAATGTTTGGACTACGGTTGATTTGGCTGCTTAGTTTTGGTAAAATAATAATAATTTAGGAGATAAAATTTATGTCTAGTTATTCAAGCGATCTAAAACTTGAACTTATGGTCACTGGCGAAAACGCTGGTACATGGGGAGACAATACAAATAATAATTTAAATTTAGTACAACAAGCTATTGCTGGATATCAAGCTATTGATGTAGCGTCATCTGATGTTGCATTAGTTATGACTGATAAAACAATTTCTAATGCTAGAAATGCTACTTTAAAACTTACTGGTACGTTAGCTGCAAACAGAACAGTAACTATTCCGAACAGTATAGAAAAAGTTTATAATATCGTTGATGGCACAGATCACGCAGGTTATACCTTAACTTTTAAAACAGTAAGTGGAACTGGTGTTTTACTTTGCGAGGGAAATTGTTATGTGGTTTATTCTGACGGAACAAATGTTGTACTAGCAAACGAGTATAGAAAATGGAGAGTGGTAAGTGCTGCGGAAACAGTTCAAGCTGGAGCAAAACTTTTAGTAAATACAAATGGTGGAGCAGTTACAATAACGCTTCCAGCATCCCCATCTACTGGCGATGAAATACATTTTGTGGACCAAGGTTATGATTTCAATTCTAACGCATTGACTGTGGGTAGAAACTCTTCTAATATAGCTAATGCAGCATCTGATCTTGTTGTTAATACACAAGGTGCAGCTTTTGGATTAGTTTTTTCTGGAGATGCTACAACAGGATGGACTTACACGGAGAAATAATATGTCGAATTACGAAGCAACTAAATATGATTTTACTGGAGCAAACCTTACAGGTATCGAGGGAATTCCTACGGCAACTATTGTGCCATGGTCTTCTGCATCAATACCAACAGGATTTTTAGAATGTAACGGTGCAGCAGTTTCAAGAACAACTTACGCTGCATTATTTGCAATCGTAGGTACAACTTATGGAGTTGGAGATGGTGCATCAACTTTCAATGTACCTGATTTACAAGACAATGTAGCTGTTTCAAAATCAAATAACAAATCTTTAGGATCAACTGGTGGAGCAAACACAGTAACCTCTACTGGAAACGTAGCAGGTTCAACAGCAAACGCAACTTTAACAACTGCACAACTTGCTTCCCACCCACATCCAGGAGGAGCTAGTACACCTAACTTCTCTGGAGATCAATATCGAAGTGGTAGTCCTGGACCAAGAAGACTAAACCTTGCAAGTACTGGAAGTGCAGGTTCTGGAGATGGCCACCTTCATAATATGAGTGCAAACTTTTCAGGAGATGCAACATCAGTGTTGCAACCTTATTTAACATTAGTATATATAATTAAAACGTAGGAGAAAAAATGGCAACAAACGCAACATGGTCAGTAGTATTTGATGATAAAAGAGTAATCAAAAAATCTGGAGATATGGCTTCTAATCCTACTGCTTATGTTATTAATGATGATAGTTTTTGGAATCAATCAAAATTTTCTAATATTTGGGCTATTCAATATGAAACAGCAATTACTTCTGATCAAGTAGAATACAGAGATGAGACTCCTCATTCATCTTATGCAGATGCAAATTTAGGCGACTTTCAAGATTTTATAACTAGATGGGATTCAGCTCATTTAGCTCAATTACAAGCTGAGTGGGATGCAAATGATCCTGATGAAGGTTGGGCAAGTGATCAAGCAAAAATTGATGCATTAGGTGCAAGACCCACTTCATATTCTTCTTAATTTTTATTCTTCTAAAACAACATTTAAAGTTAATCTTAACCAGTTGTAAGTTTGACTTTCTGGTTCTTCGCCACAATGAAATTCATTTGAATTAAATATCACTGCATTACCTGGTTTGAATTTAAATTCTTCTCCATCAACATGAAGAGACCCTTTCCAAGCTTCTTCCCAAATAGGAGTCATAAACATTAAAACTGTCTGTAATGATGGATCTTTATAATCTTGATGTAACCAATGATTTTTAGAACCGTGATAAGTTCCATTAAACCAACTTCTTTTTATTTTAGTATGCATACCAACTTTTTTTTTCTTAAGAATTTCCTCCATTCTAAAAATTAAACTTTGTACGTATAAATACATTGGGTAATTCCAAATTCTTCCATCTTCTCCATCTGTTTTTATTTTAAATAAAGGGGAGTGTGAAAATTGTTTTTTAGAAGGGTACTCTAGCTCTGTAGATTTTCCAGATAACATCCAGCCCGCATTTGAAATAAGTTCCTTATAAACGAAAAAAAGTTCTTTACTAGAGACTAAATTATTTATTACTTGAGTTTTCATATTTTTCTCCTTTAAGTTTTTTAATTATTTCTTTATCCTTTTCAGAATATTTTTCATTAGTTTCTTTTAAATATCTATCATAAGAATGATGAACAAAAGGTCCTTCTTTATTAACATAATGAAAAAATACTTGAGCCATACCTTCTCCTTTATATACACTTGGACGAGAATGTTCTTGAATACAACCTGCATATAAAACGGCATCTCCTTCTTCTAATTCAAAAGAAGAATTACTTACTATTATTGGCCAATTGTCATATTTTTTTATACATGCTGTTACAGAAATCTCACACGCAGGTCTATCAGTGTGTTTTTTTAATGTTGCACCTAAAACATAATATCTCCAATAAGCATAGGTAGGTAGTAATTTAAGATTTGTTTCTTGTTCTACTTTTGACAATTTTGTTTCTAATAAAGAGTTCATTAAAGAATCTTCATACCAAGAAGGGGAAAAGGATTGAGTATCTACTTGAAAGTCTTGATTTAAATCTAGTTTTTTATAACAATACTTTTGCAGTATATCTAATTCTTCTTTAGAAAAATAATTTTTAATTAATTTATAATTTATTGTAGCCATGCAACTATACTATATCTTTTTCCTTTTTTTATGGGTTCAATCATATGTGGGTATAAAAAATTACTTGGGAAAAATACAATTGAACCTTTACTTAGTTTTAATCTTTTAATTTCTTTTTCTTTTTGATCAGTGAATACTAAATCGCCACCTATATAATTATCATTTAAATTTAAAATAATACTTAAAGCTCTTGTAGATGTTGTGTAATGATCTGTATGGACCTCGTACTTACCCCCTGGAGAATATTTTAGTAAATCAATTTGATTAATTTTAGAACTTTCCATTTTGGGATATTTACTTTTAAAAAAAACATAGAGTCTTTCAATTTCTTTTTTTATAAAATTCCAATAAAAAATATTGGTTGGGGTATCAAAATTTAAATGGTAGCCTTTGACATTTCTTACGTCAGTATTTAATCCAGATTTTATGGTTAGATTTTTTTTAGCTTTATCATCTATTAAAGGTAGTATTTTTTTAATAAATTTTGGATCAACTACATTTTTTATTTCAACAATTGCGTCTGTAATTTGCATTTTATTTTAACATCATCCATGAAGTCACAATATATTTTTTACCTGATAAAGGAGAGTTGCCTCTGTGCACATAAGGAAAAGCAGCAGGCCAAATTACAATCCTACCTGTTTTAGGTTTTACTCTTTTTGAAAAATGTAAAAATTCTGTTTCCCCTCCTTCTTCTACATCATTGAGGTATATAGAGAAAACAAAAGCACGTGCTTCATTAGTAAATCCTTTTCCATGTTCAATATGCCAAACATGGTAACCTTCTGTAGGTAAAGTTTTTTGTATTTTTAAATCTGTAAAATGAAAAGGGACTCCGTAAGCATCGTCTGCACCTACATTTTTTATATAATGGTTCCAAGCCATATCAAAATTAATCATCATAGGTTTTAAAGATTCCCACCAAACATCAACATTGTTTGGAGCTGCAAAAAATTGTTGATCTTGTTTTTGTAGTATAGATGATTTTTCAAAAGCTATTCTATTAATGGTATTATTGAATTTATTTTGATCTTCATATAATTGTATTGCTTTGTTACATTCTTCTTTTGTAATGTAATTATCATATACTCCTATAAAGTTTGTTATATTTACTTTTTTTTGTTCCATAATATTTTTTCTACAATTTTAAATCCTACTATTGCTTCTTTTGCAGCAGTGTGATCTGGGCTACAACAAAGAAATATTTTATCAAAATTATTTTCATTAATAAAGTTAATATTGTGATCAAATACAAAAGATTTTAACGTATGCATTTTTGTATTTATCCAATAAACATGATCAGATGTAGGATTAGATATCCAAGTGTAATTAATCTTATTTTTAAAAACATTTGCTAAATGAAAAAGCCAATTACCTTCGTCAAGGGTTTGAAATTTTTCATAACCAAAATCGTGATGATCATCTATATTATATAAATTGTATTCATCATAACCATGTTCAAAAAGAGGGTAAATTTTATCGTGAGTATATGCTGAAGATACATTGTCATGTTTATATACTATAGGTATTATATAACTTAATAATTCTTCTTGTTGTTTTAGATTTTGTATCCAATCAAAATCTATAGATAATATATTAAGTTTTTTATTCATAGGTATTTTTTATCTTTTGGTTTTTAATTAATTTTAATACTTTAATATTACCAGCAACAGTTATATTATTAGAATTAGGTTTTACCCAGTGTTCTAAGTAAGAAGGGAATACTATTATATCTCCTTGTTTTAACTTTGGCTTATAATCTTCATCAAATATTTTATTATTTAAACATTCTAATAAACTTTTTACAGGCGAATTAAACATAGTGTGGGATTCATTTACCTTATAATATATTATAAAAGAAAAATCACTTGGATGAACATGGCCACCTTGAAAATCATTTTTATTATATTTGTTTATCCAAATGCTACTCAAGTTAAATACAAAATTATTACAATAAGGTTGAAGTAAATAACTTAATATACTTGTTAATTCTATATTTAAATAATTCATTGAGTCTTTAGTAAATAAAGTATTACCATCTAATGTTGTTCTTATATTAGATTCAAAAGTTTTTTTAAATTTTTTTCCAACTATTTTAAGCATTGATAAATTTAATCTTTTTATAGCTACTAAATTGGGAAATAGATTACTAATCTTGACTTTGGTTTCTGTTTTTTTTTCATCTTTCATTGTTTTAAAAACTATTATATAACACGATTATGACTTTTAAAAAAGGAGAATTTGATCCCTTTTCTTATCAAAATTTATTTTATGAATATCAGTTAGAAATAACAGATTCTGAAATAAATCAAGTCTTATTTTTGGTTAAAGAAATTCATAATTCAGTTCAAAATACTACATATGATCATCTAAACGTATTAAATTTTCCTATACTAAAAAATTTAAAAAAACAAATTATATCTATTTTAGATAATCATAAATTATCGTTGAGAAATAATTGGGCTCAATTATATAATGACGGAGACAGCCACGGTATTCATAATCATCCTAGTTCAATTTATTCTGGGATAATTTACTTAAAAGGAAATAACCCTAGTCCCACTATTTTTTATAACAATATTTTTGGCTCTTATGTATACAAATTTAAAAAAAATACTCTACTATTGTTTCCATCACACATTCCTCATGAAGTAAAAAAATTGAATAAAGATGAAGATAGATTAATAATATCCTTTAATACTTGGAAGGGAAGTTAGATATACTCTTAAAGTATTTAAATAACATTCTTTCTAGGGTATAATACCCCTATGCCATTAACAAATGTACAAATAAGACCTGGATTTAATAAACAAGTCACACCTACTGGAGCAGAAGGTCAATGGACAGATGGGGACTTTGTAAGATTTAGATATGGTCTTCCTGAAAAAATAGGTGGTTGGTCACAAATTACTTCTTCAACATTTGTTGGAACTGCAAGAGAACAACTTCAATGGGCAGATTTAGATGGAAGAAGATACGCTGCTATAGGTACAAGTAAAGTTTTAATTATATATTATGAAGATTCTTTTTACGATATCACTCCTTTAGATGCTGCAATTACAGGAGCAACTTTTACAACCGTCAACACTAGTCCTACCGTCACTGTAAACAAAATTGCACATGGACTTTCGGAAGGAGATTTATTTACATTTACTTCAGTAACACCACCAACTGGAGCTGGTTACTTGGCAACTGATTTTACAACTAATACTTTTCAAGTAGTTACAACACCCACTTTAGATACCTTTACAATTACTATGGCGGCAAACGCAGGAACTAGTGTATCAGCTAGTGGAGCAGCAACAATAAATCCTTATGTTAAAGTTGGACCTTTAAGTCAAACATCAGGGTTTGGTTGGGGAACAGCCGAGTGGGGTGGAGGATCAAGTATAATTACCACACTCAATGGAGCTTTATTAGATGACACCGCTGGAACTGGAGGCTCAGGAACTTCTATTACTTTAACGTCAACTGCAGGCTTACCTACATCAGGGACTATAAAAGTTGGTACAGAATTTATTTCTTACACTGGAATAACAGGAAATGATTTAACAAGTATTACGAGGGAATCTGCGGGAACAAGAGCTGCACATAGCAGTGGAGCATCAGTAGAAGGTTTTACGGGATGGGGAGACGAAACTTTATCTGGTGGGGTTACCCTTGAATCAGCATCTTGGTCTTTAGATCATTTTGGTTCAAAATTAATTGCAACTATAAAAAATGGAAAAACATTTGAGTGGGATACAATTAGTACAGTACCCGCGGCATTAACAACGAGAGCCACAGTTGTAAGTGGAGCCCCTACAGTTTCAGTTATGTCAATTGTTTCTGAAAGAGATAGACATCTTGTTATGCTTGGAACTGAAACTACAATTGGAACACCTTCAACACAAGATCAAATGTTTATAAGATTTTCTGATCAAGAAAACATATCTGATTATACACCTACATCAGTAAATACTGCTGGTACTTTTAGAATAGATTCTGGAACAAAAATAGTAGGAGCAGTAAAAGGTAAAGATTATATTTTAATATTAACTGATACTTCTGCTTATGTGATGCAATTTGTAGGACCTCCTTTTACTTTTTCTATTAGACAAGTAGGAAGTAATTGTGGTGCTATAGGCCAACATGCAATTAAATATGTTAATGGTGCAGTTTGGTGGATGGGTCAATCTGGTGGTTTTTTTGTTTATGACGGTACTGTAAAATCTGTACCATGTTTAGTTGAAGATTTTGTATTTACAGATAAAGGAGACAATCTTGGTTTAAGTTATGATAATGGCGAACAAATTTATGTAGGTCTTAATAGTCTTTATGAAGAAGTAAGTTGGTTTTATCCAAAATCAGGTTCTACATTAATTGATAGAGTAGTAACTTATAATTATAGCGAACAAACTTGGACAACAGGTTCATTAGCAAGATCTACATGGCATGATGCAACTTTATATGATGTCCCATACGCAACTGAATTTGAATCAACAGGAACTCCTACTTTTCCAACTATTCAAGGAGTTACGAATGTAAATGGTGCTTCAACTTATTATGCTCATGAGGTGGGAAATAATCAAGTAGATTTTACTGGGGCAAAAACTGCTATACCAGCTTTTATCCAATCTGGAGATTTTGATTTGAATCAAGAAGGAGATGGTCAATTTTTTATGAGTCTTAGAAGATTTATACCTGATTTTAAGTTAATAACTGGAGATGCACAGATTACTATCAACCTTAGAAAATTTCCGTCTGACACTCAAACATCCTCGCCTCTCGGACCTTTTACAGTAAATAGCACAACTGAAAAAGTAGACACTAGAGCAAGATCTCGATTTGCAAGTATTAAAGTTGCAAACACTTCAACAGATCAAAACTGGAGATATGGCACTTTTAGGGCAGATGTACAACCTGACGGAATGAGATAATGGCTAGAGTAGATATAATTATACCTGAACCTACACCAGTTTATACTGAAGATAATCAAAGACAAGTAGCTCAATCTTTACAAACACTCAAAGATAAATTAAACACTTCTTACCAACAAGAAATAAAAAATGAACAAAATGCATTCAATTACTTTTTATCATGACTATACGATATAAAAATCAAGGTTTTAAACAAGCTGGTACAGGTAAGACTACAGCACTTACATGTCCTACCGATGCAACTATAATAGTTAAAAGTGTCTACTGTGCAAACAATGATGCTTCATCTGCTATTTTAGTAAACATGAATCTTGTAGACTCTTCTGACTCAAGCACTGAGTATGAATTTTTTAGAGATGATGTAGCTGCCAAATCACAAGTCAATGCTACACCACAAGGTTTAAATTTAGAAGCGGGCGATGCAATAACAGTAACAGCAGCTACGGGAAGTAATAAAATACAAGGTGCTATCAGTTATGCACAAATAGATAGATCTCAAGAAAATGGCTAGACAAAAATTTGTAAGCTTTACTCCCAGACCAAAACCTAGGAAAAGGCCTCGAAGGCATAAAAAAAATCTTTGCAAAGCGGAAAAAAGAAGTTATAAGAAATATAACAGACAAGGCAGATAATTATGAATGATTTACCAAAAATACCAGCTGAAGCTAAAGAAGTAATAAAACATAAAAGGACAGGAAAAGTATATGCTAATAAAGCTGAGTTTGATTCTGATGTTGCTGATCCCAATACTGACACTACTGTGGATGACTTTAGACAAGACCTTGAAATTAAAGTTACTAGAATTCCAATGGGTATTCAAACAAAAAAATAAATGAAACCTAGAGGTGCAACTGAACTTCAAATGGAAATGCTTAATAAGCATGTTTCAAAAGAACTTTTAGATCAAGTACAAATATGCACGTCTATACCGGGTAAAGTTCCATTAGACCCTAATAAACTTAATATACTTTGGCAAAAAAATTCATACGATCAACCCAATCTTCAAGAATTTTTTGGAAACAAAGAAAGACATAAAGAATATGATTGGTATGTATTTAACAGCCATTGGAACTATGAAAAATTTAGATATTTTTTTAACATTCCAACAGAACGATCAGTGGTAATAAAAAATGGTATAGAAAAATTTCCTATAAGAAAGATTTATAAAAAAGGAGACCCTATTAAATTAATCCACCACTGCACACCTTGGAGAGGGTTAAATGTTTTACTAAGAGCTATGCAAGAAATAAGTGATCCTAATATTACTTTAGATGTATATTCATCTTCATTAATTTATGGAACTGACTTTAGTAAAGTACATGATGAAGAATTTAAACCTTTATATGAACAAGCTAAAGAATTACCTAATGTAAATTACATTGGATATAAACCAAACGAATATATAAAAGAGATGATGCCAAATTATGATATGTTTGTTTACCCTTGTATTTTTGAAGAAACATCTTGCGTGTCTGCATTAGAAGCTTTAGCATCTGGTGTACATGTAATAACAAATAATTTTGGTGCATTATATGAAACTTGTGCAGAGTGGCCAATCTATGTGAATTATTCTACTAATTATGAAGATATGTCTTTAAACACTGCAGCTGCTATTAAAACTGCAGCTAATTATTTACACGAAGATTTTATACAAGATCATTTAGAGGAACAACAAAAATATTATAAAAAGTTTTATAACTGGAAAAAGAAAGGACAAGAATGGACATCATTCTTAGAGGGTGCATTAAATGAAAAAAAATGAACAATTTGTAAACGAAGACACTTATCAAACTTTGACTGAACTTAAAACAGATCCACCACCTCATGAAAAAGCAATTACACCTTTATGGAAAGATAAAGAAACAAAAAAAACTAAAGCTCCTTATTCAGTGTATGTAGCAACTCCTGTTCACAGTGATTGTTCAATACATTATACACAAGCACTTTTAGAATTTCAAAAACTTGCATTAGACAAGGGAGTAGAAACACAATTTTGTTTATTAAAATCTTCTTTAATAACACAAGGAAGAAATTTATGTGTCTCAGGTTTTTTAGAAACAAATCATACTCATATGTTATTTATTGATTCAGATATTTATTTTCATTCTCCAGCAATATTTAAAATGCTTAAAAAAGATAAGGAATTAATTTCCATTCCTTATCCACTTAAGACTATGATGTGGGATAAATTATTTGATAAGATTCAAAAGGGTAAAGTAAAAAAACCAGAAGATCTTAAAAAATGGTTGAATACTTATCCAATAAAAGTAGCAGATCCTAAAAGCATAACGTTGGATAATGGTGTTATGGAAGTTACTCACAGTCCAACGGGATGTATGCTTATTAAACGATCAGTGTTTGAAAAAATGATCAAAGCATATCCAGATAAAGGTATTGTACAAAAAACTGTTATTAACGGTAAGTATGTAGATAGACCTCATATGTGGAATTTTTTTGATTGTCTACATGACCCAGAAACTAAATCATATCTTGGAGAAGATTTTAGTTTTTGTAAACTTTGGAAAGATATTGGTGGTAAGTGTCATGCTTATGTTGAAGCTGGAATAGCACATATTGGGGAACATGCTTACGAGGGTCGATTTAGTGATGAGTTGATAAGCAAAGAGTAAAATGGTAATATATGCTATAATTAGGAAATTACTATATGGATCCATTCACAATAGCACTAGCCACATTTGGCGTACAAAAACTTAGAGGAAAATCAACAAAGAGAGCATTGAGAGATGCCGCTATATTAGGTGGTGGATCTTATGCATTTCAAGGAGCTGCTCAAGCTAGAATGATACCGGGTGTAGAAGCTGGATCAGGCATAGGAAAAATTGGATACGGAGATAGGTTTAGTGGTATAAGTGGTTTAATTGGAACACCAGATGTTTCAAGAGACAAAGCAATAAAAGCTTTAAAAGAACAAGGTTCAGAATTATCTGAAGATAATATAAAAAAATATATTGCACAATCTGGAAGTGGTTTCAAAGGAATGTCAACAACTGGAAAAGTTTTGGCTGCTTCTTCTATTTTACCATTTTTAGACCAAGGGGAAGATACTAAAGCTCCTTTTTCTGAAGAGGACTATAAAAAAGCTTACAAAGACCAATCATCAAAATTAGAAGGTGCATTTGTACCAGCTACAAACACAGTGCCATCTATGTCTGATGTATATGGTTCAAATATGTTTTATGCAAATCGAGGTGGTCTTGCAACTGCCATACCAAAATATAATCAAGGTGGTATAAATTATTTACCATCAAAAATAGATCATAATGAAAATGATGTTAACAATTATGTTAGAGCAGAAGGTTATGTAGAAGACGGAGCTGGAGCTGGGGACAAAGACGAAGATACAATGTTAGCTCAACTAGCTGATGGAGAATTTGTATCTAGAGCTGATGCAGTATTAGGTGCAGGTATTTTATCTGGAGCTGACCCAAAGAGTTTTAAGAATATGAGAAAAGCTGGTGCAGATTTTTTTTATGACCAGCAAAAAAAATTTAAAAGAATTTACGATATAGTCAATGCAAGTAAACAAAACTAAAATAAAAAAACAAGTAGAAGTACTTGAGATATTTCCAAAATTACTCGATGAGTATTGGAACTTAGTTGATTTTATGTTGAGAGAAGGTTTAAAGTATGATGGTAATCCAATGAATATTAGTGATCTAAAAAAATTAATTAAAGAGGGCCAAATGCAATTATTCGTTATGTTTGGTTCTGATGATGGTATTCAATACAAAGTGTTTGGTGTATGTGTTACACGAATCACGGCTCTTCCAAACTTTAATCAATGTGAAGTAATTTTACTAAAAGGAAGTCAAAGAGAATTGTGGCAAGACGAACTTGCTGATACAATAGAAGCACTTGCTAAATTAAGCAGTTGTAAAAGAATAGCTGTTCATGCAAGACCTGGTTGGGAACCTTTTTTAAAAACAAAAGGTTGGATGGTTAAAAGATATTTATATACAAAGGAGATTAAATAATGAGTTTTATATTTGGAGGTGGAGGCTCTAGTGGAGGTGGATCAGAAAGTGGATCATCTGTTGTTACACAAAGAGAAGCTCCTGGAGTAGAGGCAAGAAAACTATCCCTTTATGATCAAGCTGCTAAATTAGCTGCTTCTCCTGTTTCATTACCAGCAGTACAAGTTGCTCCTATTTCAGGAATTGAACAAGCTGCTATAACTCAAGCTGGTCAAACTGGTGTTGGTGCAGGAACAGTAGGTCAGGGTATTACTGCTTTACAAGGTGCTCAAGCTGCTCCTAACATTTCACAATTTTTAAATCCATACCAATCTTTTGTTACAGACGAAATAACTAGACAAGCACAAATGGCAACTAATCAATTAGGTGCATCAGCTGTAGCTAGTGGTGCATTTGGTGGTGGAAGACAGGGAATTGCAGAAGCTGAAATAGAGAGAGCAAGACTTGCTAATATTGGCCAAGCTCAAGCTCAAGGTTTTCAAACTGCATTAGGTGCAGCACAAACTCAAAGGGCACAACAATTAGCTAGTGGTCAAGCATTAGGTCAATTAGGTGCTCAACAACAAGCTATGTCACTTGCAGATATTCAAGCTCAATTACAAGCTGGAGGTGTCCAAAGAGGAATTGGTCAAGCTGCTTTACAAGCACAAAGACAAACTGCTTTACAAAGAGCATATGAACCTTATCAAAGAATAGAATTCTTAAAAGGTATAATGACAAATTTACCGACAACACAGAGTACACTTACAGCAACCACTGCTCCCGGTGCAAACCCAGTTGGACAAGCATTAGGAACTGGACTCGGTGCCTACTCTGCTTACAACATGATGCAACCGAGATAGCTATGGATAAAGTATTAACTAGAAAATTATTTAAAGATAGATATTTTAAAGCCAATAAACCAAAAGAATTTAATTCTGGTGGTATAGCTAACATACAAAAATTTAGTAATGGTGGTTTATCATCACAAGAAAAAGCATTATATGCAGCAACATTAGCTGCTCCATTATTATCTTCGACTCAAAGAAAAGGAGAAGGTGTATTACCAGGTGTGTTTAGAGCTTTAGGAGAAGGTGTTGGAAAAGTACCAGCTACAATGCTTTCAATAGCAGAAATGGAAGCAAAAAAAAGTAGCAAAAAACAAATAAGGTCTGCAACTGCAGAAGAAAAACAACAACTAGGTTACAATAAATCTGATAGACTTATTGTAAATGTAGAGGGAGATACTGTAACTGGTATCGCTGACAAACCTACTGCAGGAGAAAGAGAAAAAGCTGCAGATAGATCAGCTACACTAAAACAAGCAGATAAAATTTTAAGAATGTCTAGTCAAATAGATACTGGACCAATAGCTGGAAGATATGCAAAAGCTAAAGCAGCTTTAAACTTAGATTATAAAGCAGCACGATTTAATGTAACACTTGAAGAATTTAAAAAGAGTGCAATTAAAGCTTTAAGGGGTGCACAAGTTGGTCCTTTAGAGGAAGCAAGTTTTAATGCACTTCTACCTACTATAACAGACAATGATGATAATATTAGAGCAAAGATTTCTATTATGAAAGAAAAACTTACAGAAATAGATAATAGACTTGGTGCTGACGGCACTGTAACTGATCCAGGTAATTTAGATAGTTATGCTGAAGCATTTCAAAAATTAGGAATTAATGTTAATGCCGAAGAGTTATCGTATGATCCAAAATTAGATATGTATGATTTCACTGGAGAAAACTTAGTATTGGTGGAGTAATGGGTAAAATAAATGTCAAAGGATTAGGTGTTGTTGAAATACAAGGAGACACTCCTACATCAAAAGAAGCAACTGATATTAAAAAAGCACTTACTACTTTAAATGTAGAGGGTGTAGGAAACTCACTTGGAGATTTAGAGGCACAACAATATGCTGATGGTCCAAACTTTGGTAGAATTTTAACTGAGGTTGGAGGTTCTATTATAGGATCAATCGCAACTGGAGGATTTACATTACCCGGTATAGTAAGAAATGTTGGAATGAGAAGTATGCCTTTTTTAAGAGCATTAGCAAAAGCTTCAGCAGGATCTGCAGCAGGGGGTGGAACAGGAGCTGTAGTAGCACAAACATTTGATCCTAAAGAAGATATTGTAAAAGAAGTTGTAAGAGCTGCAGGAGAAGGTGCTTTAGGAGAAGCTGTAGGTGCACCTTTGGCTATAAAAGCTGCTCCAATTATTACAAAAATTTTAGGAAGACCAAAACAATTTGCAAGAGAATTGGAAGGTGCAAAACTTGCGGAACAACAACTAAAAACTAAATCATATGAAATATTATATGGTAAATCTGCATCAGAAACTTTAAAAAATTTATCAATCGAAAATCAATTAAAATACATTTCTGAAATGGCTCCCAAAATTGATATAGATAAAAATATAAGGGAGTACATGAAAAAAACTAATTTAACCGAAGATAAATTTGAAGTATTAAAAGATGCTGCATTAGAATCACAAAAAGGTTTAACTCCAGCTTATAAAACTAATAATCAAGGTATAAATATTTTAGAAACAATAATGTCTAAATCAATTCTGGGAGGGGGTCAATTTGCAAGAAGGTATAGAGCAATATCAGATATTGGAGATAGAATTGCTTACGACACTGTGAATGAAATGGCAGAGGGTAACCTTGCTGCAAACAAATCAGAATTAGGAGGTTTATTTCTTACACCATTTAATGATGGTGCTAGATTATTTAAAACTGCTTCAGATGCTATGTTTGAAAAAGTTGATAAACTTTTAAAAGGTGGAAGAGATCAATCATTAAGTATTTTTGAAAGATTAGGTACAAAAAATAGTTTAAGCGAAACAGTTGCAGAAATAAATGAAAATATTACAAGAGGTATTGATGGAGGGATAAACGATCCAAATTTTAAAATAATGTCTGGTCTTTCAAGGGATTTAGGCAAGATTACAGAAGATTTTGGGGGTAAATTTTCATACGTTGAAATAGCTGCAAAAAGATCTAATTTAGCGGCTCATAAAGAAATGTTGAAAGCATCTGGACAAAAAGAATCTATAGAAGCGGTTACTAAGGTAATTCAAAAAATGGATGATATGCTTTCTCCACAAATGTTAAGAACTGCAGGATTAGACCCTAAAGCTGCAGATGCATTACAAGAAGCAAGAGATTTTTATAAAGCAGGTAAAGATGTATTTCAAAGAGGTACAGTATCTGCATTGTTAGCAAAAGGTGCAAGAGAAACTGCAGACCTTGGAACAGTCTTTAAAAGAATTACAGATGGAAATCAAATTGATTTGTTAGGAAGAGTTTTAAGAGATATTGATGCTTTACCAACTGTAACTAAAAATCAAGCATTTAAAGATGCAATAGGTAAACCTATTACTCAAGCAGATGTTAAAGTTCTTAAGGAATCTTTAAGAGGACATTTTTTAGAAAACATGTTAGCTAAATCTTTAAAAAATAGTCCACAGTTTGGTAGCTATTATAAAGCAGAATCATTTATCAAGGCATTAGATAATAATATGGATACACTTAAACTTTTGTATCCAGATCCAGCAGATGTAAAAAAACTGAGAGATTTACAAACTTCTTTAGGTTTTTCTCAAGGTAAAATTTCTGACATAAGTGGAATACCAGGAGGTGTATTAATTCAATTAAAACAAGCTGGTGCAGCTGGGCAACTATTACAATTTGGTGGTGGAATATTTTCTCCAGGTGTAGCTCCTATTGGAGTAGGGCTAGCAACTGGAAGTATTTTACCAGCATTGGGAGTTGTAATTGCACCTAAATATATTGGTAAAGTAATGTTAGATCCTAAGTTTCAAGAATTAGCTTTTAAGAGTTCAGTTAAGCCAT